CTTGGGGCGGTGTTGATTACATGGACGGCCCTATTAAATACGATATTAAGCTAAATAAAGTCGGAAGGACTCACTTGGGGAATGTCACCGGAGAGTTTGACGAAAATTATCCGGCACATANGTTTCAAATGTTCTTTGAATTGCCTAGTGGTTTATCTAGTAATGTCTCCGGTACTTCTTCTACTAAAGTCGATGGTTATATTCAATATCGAATAACAGTAGATAATTTAGATGGATATGGCCGGGTTGGGAATATCCCTATAACGGTGCAAGGCTTATTAAATGATACTCAAAGTTATAAATGGATGGTACAGATGCAATATGGAAAAATTGCAGAAAAAGACAATTACGGTGTATATATAGAAATTTTAAATTATCGTGCCACCTTACCAACTAATATTTTGCGAGTACATGATATGGGTTACAACTTCCATATTAGACCTTAAACAAAATGGGACTCAATAGCACCAGTGTAATTAAAATTGTTGATTTGCTTTGTGAAGGACCAATCAAAGGGATTGTTGGTGGAGATGGAGGCGTTTATATAAATGAGACACCAATAGAGGATTCTAAAGGTGTTGATAATTTCGACTCTAATTCCGTTAATTGGGATTTCAGAGTAGGTGGTCGTACACAAGCTAAATTAACTAATTATTTAGACAATGGGACAGCAATATTAAATGATGTTAATGCAGAAGTAGGGGCTAATTACAGCGAGACTGTTAATGCAAGTAATGAAGTATCAAGCAGAAATTATGGTGAAGGTTTTGTTACTAGGTCAATTACTGATACTGNTTCAGATTCTTTTCATTGTATCTTTACGATTCCTGCTTTGTTTTCGACGGCTCAAGAGGGTTTAGCCAAGGGACAATTATTTAACGCTAGGGTTCGTCTGATTGTTTATGTAAGAGGGCAAGGACAGGCATATAAAGGTGTGTATGATCGAACTATTACAGGAGTAAGCACTACTGAATATCAGATTAAAACACCAAAAATAAAGCTTCCTGGCGATGGCCCGTGGGATATAAAAGTATTAAAGAAAACAGCAAAAGAAGCAGATTTTGAGATTAAATATACAAACTTTAGCGATGTTTCTCAAAAAATACCGTTAGCACAAAATAGAGGGAACAGAGCTATTTGGACAAGTTTGGTTGAGAAAAAAGAATTGAGGATTGCCTATCCGTATACAGCGTGCGCTGGCCTTAGGTTATCAACAAAAGCTTTTAATTCACTTCCTACAAGAGCTTATTTGGTAGAAGGTCTAAAGGTAAGTATTCCAGCAAATGCAAATGTTAGAGAAGACGGTTCTCTTAATTTTATTGAGGGCAATGAATTTACAGGTGAATTAAAAGAAGGTCAATATACAAGTTGCCCCGTTTGCGCATTTTACGACATGCTTACAAGTACGAAGCATGGGGCGGGTGATTTTCTTTCAAAGAGCGATGTCAATTGGATAGATTTATATCCGTTAGCGCAATATGCTAATCAACTTGTCAGTACGCCAGATGGTGGCACAGAACCCAGGTTTTCAATTAATACAGTTATCGGTGTCCAGGCTGATGCATATTCAGTCATTCAAGATCTAGCCAGTGTTTTTAGGGGGATGACTTATTGGGCCTCATCCGCAATTCAAGTTGTTGGTGATCATGGCAACTTAGACGGTACAGATATCACTCCAGTACATTTATACAATAATGCTAATGTTTTAGAAGGCACTTTTACCTATTCAGGAACGTCATTAAAAACTAGAAGTACATCACTAAAGATAAGATATAACGATCCTAACTTCTTTTACAAAAGTAATTATGTAATTGTAGAAGATTATGATTTGATTACTAAATATGGATATCAAAGAAAAGAGATAATTGCCTTTGGTTGTACATCTAAGTATCAAGCTCAAAGAATGGGCAGNTGGCTNATGGCTGCTGAGGAGTTAGATCAAGAAGTTNTCTCTTTTACAACAGGGCTCGAGGGTGTTGCTGTATTCCCTGGTCAGGTCTTTTGGGTTGCGGATCTAATGCGGCAAGGTCAGCGGTTAGCTGGTCGCATAACTTCAACATCAACGAATCAAGTAACAGCTGATGAGAGTATTACTCTCCCAAGTGGGACAGGTCATACATTAACGTGCATAATGCCTGACGGTGATGTAGAGACTAAAACAATATCATCAGTTGATGGAACAACTATCAATATTAATGGTACTTTTAGTGCTGCTCCACAGGTGAATAGTGTCTGGAGTATTGCCTCAAGTAGTGTCACNCAACAAAAATANAGATGTTTAAGTATTAATGAGAATGGGNATGGAACCTATTCGATCGTAGGGACACAGTTTAATGATTCAATATATAAAACCGCCGATACTGGGTCAGATTTAGAATTTGAGGATGTAACAACTTTCGATGATATACCTTTAAAACCTACAAATTTAGTTGTTAATTACTCAATAATAAGAGTTAACAACAAAGATGCGAATCGAATAACTTTCAGTTGGTCGAGAGGTACGAATGGGCCTGCTATTTCTTTTAATGTGAGATGGCAATTAGGAAATGGAAACTTTACAGAAGTTTCAACCAATAATACATCTTGGAATATCGATAGTGTTCCAGCTGATTTGTCATTGACTATGGAGGTCAGGGGCGTAGGGCCTGAACCAAATAACAAAAAGTCCGGTTGGTCAACTAAAGTAATCTCTACGCCAAAAGCCTCAACTGGAGACAGTGTTGGTGGTGGTGATGCTGAAACTGTTTCAGTTGTTGAGTTACCACCTAATCCTGAAGATGTAACTATTCAAGCCTCAACTGCTGGGGATACTGTTACTCTTCGTTGGGATATTACAGCTGATTATGGGAAAAACCATTCTTCTTTAACTGCAATTATTCGACATTCAGGGAAGACTGATGGNACTGGAACCTGGTCAGATAGCACCTTATTAAGAGAGCTTCAGGCTATTGGTAAATCNATAACTTTACCTTTGCTAGAGGGTGAATATATGATTAAATTTGAGGATGAAGATGGTAATAAATCAGCCAGTGAAGTTTCAGCTTTAATTGATATCCCGGATAGTATCCCTAGANTNAGTNATATTGTTAGAAGAGAAGATCAAGACACTCCACCATTCCAAGGCCAAAAAGAAAAAGTTTTTTATAGTTCAGAATATGATGCTTTATGTTTAGATGGAACTGATTATTGGGACGACAAGGCAGGCGATATTGATGATTGGGGTGATATTGATTTCCTCGGAACTCTTAATTCTTCCGGGACATACACCTTTAANAGCATCGTCGATTTAGGTGGTGTATTTGGAGTTCTCTTCAAAAGAAAATTAATTACCAGGGGAATTTATCCGGCAGATTTAATTGATTCAAAGACTGCAAATATAGACCGTTGGTCNGACTTTGATGGTGCTCTNCCTGATGCAACAACAGCAGATCTTTATTTTAGGAAAAGCAATGATGCTTCAGCNGATGATGATCTTTTGACAGAGGACGATGATTATTTATTGCTAGAAGATGGCTCAAAAATTCTCTATGAATCGAACCAAACATATGGCGAATGGACACCAATGGAAAGCTCTCGTTATGTGGGTCGAACATTTCAATTCAAAGTTGATCTCAAATCGACAGACACAGATCAAACACCGTTAGTAGACGAATTGGGCTACACAATGCAATTTGAACGACGTACCGCTTCTGATTCTATGGCTAGTGGTGCGGCTAGCAAAACGGTGACTTATACACAAGCATTTTTTGCTACTCCCAAGATTGGCATCACTGCTTCTAATATGGCTTCAGGTGATTACTATGCAATATCGTCTGAAACTGCTAGTGGATTTACGATACACTTTAAGAATAGTTCAGGTGCTTCTCAGGATCGTACATTCTCTTATCAGGCGAATGGATACGGTGCAGCGGAGAGTTGAACATGTCTCCTTAATCAACACCAAGTAATCCCAGATCCTTTTGTTCTCACTGTATTATGTCAACCCACGATTATTCTATAGCCAACCAATCAGGCTCAAGTTTTAGAAGCGATTTGAACAATTGCTTATCTGCAATTGTCGGATTGAATAATAATGCAACAGCGCCATCAACTACTTTTGCTTATATGCTCTGGGTTGATAGTAGTAATAATCTTATAAAAATTAGAAATAGTGCTAATGATGCGTGGCTTACTTTATTAACAACTGCGGGCGGAATTGATGTAGATGCCGCATCAAATTTCAATGAAGATGTTACGTTCGTTGGTGCTACTTCTGGCAGAGATTGCACATGGGATAAATCAAATAATGCACTTGAGTTTGCAGATAATGCAAAGATCAAGATTGGTTCGTCATCTGACTTCTCCCTCTACCACGATGGATCTGATTCATTTCTAAATGATTCGGGAACAGGAGCTTTGCGAATTGTAAGTAATCAGACTAGAATACAGAATGCAGCCGGTGATGAAAACTGCGCTAAATTTAATGAGAATGGGAGTGTCGATCTTTATTACGATGGTACAAAGGAATTAGCCACGATTAGTGGTGGAGTGTCTATACCAAACGAATTAATATGTGGAGCTACTTCTTCTGAGGATGACACCTGTTTAATTCAATCAATTGGTAATTCAAACACTAATCATATTCTTTTGCATAATATTTCAGCATCTGATGGGGATCATGCTGGATACAGCAAACTAAAATTTAGTCGTACTAGAAGTGGCGGTGAAAGTTCATCAGTTTCTGAAGTATTTTGCTACCACCCAGGGACAGGAGACGATGATAAAGGAGTTTTAGGTTTTAAATCAAACAGCGGTAGTGGCTTGGTAGAAAGAGCTGTCATTGCCGCAACTGGTCATTTGAAAGCTAAAAGTACAGGCGACTATAAAGCTATAGACGGCTATTATCATGAATTAATTAATGCAACTGATAATAATAACGTTCTCTACNTTAGACATTCCGGCNGTTCAGGTAATCAATATGGAGTAGTAATAAATCACACAAATGATCATAACTCTGCTTCAACTTATTTTCTTAGATGTTCAGGAGCAAGCACTGATAGGTTCGAAGTTCAAACAACAGGTAATGCCTACAATTCAAACAATACATGGGGCTCGCTATCTGATGTAAAGCTAAAAGAAAACATTGTCGATGCAAAATCACAATGGAACGATATAAAGGGTTTAAAAATTAGAAACTTTAACTTTAAAACCGATTCTAGTAAGACAATGCTTGGTGTAGTTGCTCAAGAGGCCGAACTTATTTCACCTGGATTGATAGAAGAGAGCCCAGATACAGACACAACCGACTCAGGTGAAATTATTAATCTGGGAACTACAACCAAATACGTTAAATACTCGGTTCTATATATGAAAGCAATTAAATGTTTACAGGAAGCTATGGCAAAGATTGAAGTACTAGAAACCGAAGTTGCAGCACTCAAGGCTGGCTAATATAATACGAAGGTATATTAAACATTCATGCCTACACCGGAAGAGAAACTTTCTGATTACGAACGCCTATTAGAAGAGGGTGTTTCTAAAATCCAGACTCTTAATAAAGAGGTACAAACCAAACAGAAAGAAATCAATGACTTAACTCCTTTTGTCCTTGAGGCTCAAGGCGCAGTTAAGGCTTTAAAAGAGATTGTCGAAGAATCTTAGTAGACTGCATTTAAATTTCCTCAGGAATATGGCTTTAATTTGGCGAGTATCAAGAATTGATCGAGTTGCCTCCGAAAGCGGGTTAGATGATGTCTGTAAAAAGGTTCATTGGATAGCCGTCAAGACTGAAGTTTCTGGGGGTATTGCATATAAGGGCGATTCAACCGGTGTTAATTCTTTAGCGGAACCCGATTCAAAATCCTTTATTCCTTATGCTGATATCAAAGAAACAGATGCTATTAACTGGGTAAAGACACTTTTAGGTAGTGACGGAATAACAGCTGTTGAGGAAGAAATCGACAAGAAACTTCTAGACTTAAAACAAGTAGCTAGTACAAGAGGAGTTCCCTGGTAATGACCGACAGGAAAATCAGCGCCCTTTCCGCTCTAACTGACATGAGNGGGTCAGATTATTTTCCGCTTATTGATGCAAGTAGTAGTGATGACGCTACGAAAAATAGAAGAGCGACATATTCAACTTTGTTGCGCAGTATGCCTAACGGGAGTGCCTCAACACCTAGTTGCGGCTGGTTGTCTGATTCAGGGGAGACAGGCTTNTACAGAACTGCTGCAAATGAAATAGGTGTAACTACGAACCAGACATATATTGGAAAATTCACATCTGCTGGTTTNGCAGCTTGGGACAGGNACTNCAACAGGTCAGNTGCANTTNTTTTCAGCAGATACCAGTGATCAAGTTGTAATAGAAAACAATTCCGCTGATGCCGATTCAGCTCCAGACCTCACGCTCTACAGAAATAGTGCTAGTCCTGCTACGTCAGACATCCTTGGTGCGATACAGCTTCGAGGTGAAGATAGTGCTGGAAATAGCTGTAATTATGCTTCAATTCGAGGAGAGATTGTCACCACAACAAACGGGTCAGAGGATGGAGCTCTTGATCTAATGAGTGTTGCAAGTGGAACGCTTGCGAGTCGTATTAGGTTGAGAAATCAATTTGTAGGTATACATCAAACGACACCTATCTATCCACTTGATGTCTTAACAGCAACTGGCGGAACGTGTCTGAATCTTGAATGTTCAAATAATGATGCGGCTACCGGTGCTGATTTAACGCTATTTCACCGGCGGGGAGCTTCAGGTGCTGGCCAAGCTTCAGATATTCTTAGCACTATTTGGTTCCGTGGAAAAAACGCCGCTGGGACTCCTGCGGCGANCGATTTCGCATCTATAAGGGCCACTATCATTGACGCCAGTGGCGGNANTGAGGATGGNCGTCTTGAATTTAATGTANTAACTGGAGGGTCATTAAATACGTTAATAAGATTAGATTCAGGTAATCTTAGCCTTGGTGCAGCAAATAAAACTATTACGATTGCAGATACAGCAAACTTGGTTTTCGATACCAGTACAGGCTCCAAGATCGGGACCGCTACAGGTCAGAAAATCGGTTTCTGGAATGCGACTCCGGTGGACCAACCCACCGCTGTCTCAGATTTAGCACATAGCACTAGTAGTGGTACATTACCGACCCCAGATGGAACAGTAAATATTAGTAATGCCGCATCTCCTACTAACGCTGAGCTTTTGGCTTACTGTTGTGAGCTCGA